CCCAAACAACTGTGACTACTGTGGAGTCCATCTTACGGGCTGGGTCAATGCCCACTACAACAGGAGAACGGTGCCAGGCTTTAACTACCTCTTGAGAGGTGTCGCCAAGCTCGTCCATAACTGTAGAGGTAACGAACATGCCTCGTTCTAGGAGCCACTTGCCGCAGTACGACATCTGGAACTCGTCAGAGTCTTCGCCGATACGAAGCATCTCACGCTTAATGAACTTAGCGTAGTTAGGGTTGCACTTAGCAACATCTCGCCAGTCCCACTCGAAGTGATTCTGTCTAGCGCGTGAGCCTGTCTGGCGTCTCTTATTAAGCTGGATAGAACGGTAGAAGTTATTCTTAGACGTGGTAGGCGTACCAGTCTTAACCATGGTTCCTGAGTAGTAAGCCAACATAGGAGAGATAGATTTAGATACCACGAAATCATCGGCTTCTTGGCACTCGTCAATAACAATGAGATGGAACGACTTAGATTCAATCTTGGCTCGTGGGTTAGCGGTCATCATTGTGAGAGTAGAGCCAGAGTTCTTAAGCTTGATCTGACGTGTGACACCTGCCACTTTACTGATGCTGTCGTCAATCTCTGTGTCAGCAAGGATCTCATTAGCATGCTCAGATGTTAGGCGGTTTACGGCACGGCCGAATAGGGTTTCAACCTGACCCTCAACGGGGGCAAACATACCGATCCAGATACCATCTTTATACTTGCCGAGAAGGTCTGGATACATCTTGCCTAGGCGAGGCATAAGAACCATAAGGGTAACAACGGTATTAGCGATGGTCTCTGACTTACCAGACTGACGGGCCGCTAGGGCTGTTATCTCTTCGCCGTCGTTAATAATAACTGACTCAATAATACGTCTAGCCAGAGGGACTTGGTAAGGGTGAAGGTCATGGCCTACGAATGCCGCCATGAATTGCATAACTCGATCAATTAGCTTATTGACAAACTCCTTAGAGAGTTCGTCTAGCTCTTCCTCGAGCTCTTCCTCAACGGGAATCTCATCGTCCTCGAGAAACTCTTCTTCATCTATAAATTCGCTCATGTTGTCCGATTCAGTGTCAGTTACTTAAAGTCTAAAGTAAAGTAAGAAGCCTGGGCGGTTAAACCCAGGCCCTCATGCCACTTGGGAGAGAAGGAAACGAGGCGGTATTAGTTTACATCAATTGTCGACAAATTGCTAATCGGCTACATAGTAGTGCGTTGATGAATTGCTTCTATAACTGCGTGGACTGCTTCAGCTCCACGACGAGCTTCTTCTAAGAGATGAGGGTCGCTAGATCTTTCATACGCAGACATAGTTCTACCAAGCTCATAGATTGCTTGATCAGCCCATTGAGGCAGAGCAGCTGTAGGGATCTGGCGAACGCGCTTAGCGATCTTAGGGCTAAACGGCTTATCCCAGCGCTTCTTTGCCTCACGCTTAGCTTGCCACTTAAATAGAAGGTTTAGCATTGATTACCCATTCTCCCTCATAGCCGCTATTAGGGCTACCCCAGTCTTCAAGGTCCTCTAAAGGCACATCGTGAACGTGGGATTTGATGGCTCTGGTTAGGGCTTCCTCTTCTGGAAGTTCCTCAGTAAAGATACCAATAGCAAACCCTGGACGAGTAAATGGTACACGAAATACTAGACATGAGCCTTTGCGATAAGGCTCTTCAATCTCTTGGCTCCAGCCAGTTTCAATGAAAGGCCAGAAGCGACGATGCCCGTACTTAACTAGGTCTACGTATAGTGGTCCGATTGATTCCATGTTACTTCCTTCTAAATCCTCCACTGCCACGTAGGCGGTAGTCATGGCCTTTACCATAAAGGCGCTTATATGTTCCCTTGCCGCCATAGCGCTGCTGCAACATACGAGCTTGTTCTAGGTTAGCTGTAAGTGCTGCACGGCGTGAGATCGACATCTTGGACAAGTCTACAGGTCCCATGTCATAAACTCCAGCGTCGAAGCCGTTCTCGTTTAAGAACTGGCCCTTAGACTCAGCCTGCTTAAAAGCATCCCAGGTTTGAGGATCAACACCTGAGTAGTACCAGTATGTGCCGTCATTAAAGATAACGTACATAGTTTCATCTGTAGTGTCGTAACCAGCACGAAGTGTACGAGGGCGAGCTGGGTTTGTAGTTGAGGTCTGGAAGAAGTGAATACCCTGAGGTAGTTCATGTCCGCCTTGCAGGTCTGCTTGCTCATCAATAGGCTGAGTGTTGATTACCTCAAAGTTAGGGTCGTACGCACTGGTTGGTTGCATACCGTTTCTAAATGCTTGAGCATCATCATTGCTTATAAAGTCAGCCATTATTCCTCGCAGATGTGTTCTTCTGTTTCAGTCTCTAGGACTCGCTCATAGCAATCGCCGCAGCGAAGCCATCGTGGTGGTTGAAAGTTATTTTGAGCGGTAGATCCAGGTTCGAAACCCTGACCATCCTCATTAAAGGCTGGAAGGTAATTGTCGACAATTTCAGGCTCTACAAATAGCTCTGGAGGAAACGGACCTCTTGGAGAGACAATGCGGTTAGGGACATAGTGAGCTTGAACGGCATTGATCCGCTCGACTCTCATTAGTCTTCCTTAGGTTCTGGGGCCTTAGGCTTTGCAGGCTGAGCAATCTTGCGGAGAGGCATACGGCCCTCATTTGCACGCACAGATAGGTGTGGAGGTAGGCAACGGCCACAGTAGTCCAGAGGGTTAACTCCTGGGTCAGTCAGCGAGTAGATCGCCTCATTAGAACAGTTAACACATTTCATTTATTACTCCTTGGTTAAGTCACTAGTATAAACGAAAGGAGGCCAGGTGTGACCCTGACCTCCCAGCGTAATTACTTACTTAGCGACGTCTGCAGCAGCGTCGATAGCAGCCTTAGCGACTACTTTTTGAGCATCTGCGACTGCAGAAGCAGCCACAGTCTGAATCGCTGCTGTGGTTGAGGCACTGAGGTGTTCTTCCTTAGCAAGCTTGGCTACAGAGCCACGTGGGTTCAGCTTTGCGACGACTGGAGCAATTACTCCGAGTAGTGCTGCCCATAGGACTGTGTGGATGTTGTGGTGGCCTTCATGCCACAAAACAACTGCAGCTGTTGCGGTTGTGTAAACATAATGCTCAATGAGCACTTCTTCTGAACGTGTGAACTTTGCCATTTCTACTCCTCTATGTTGTTTGCATACGGCGTTATGATGTGAGAGTCCGCCTGAACGTTAGGCTTAGACGGATCCTTACTCTCAGATGCTACACCAGCAAGGCCTGCGGCCACAACTGCACCGAGATGTGTTGGCTGAGTAGAAAAGCCAGTAGCTGCCCAAGTAGTCAGGGCGGCCGTACCGCCAAATGCTACGTGGGCAGGGCTTGAAAAGTTAAGCTTGATCCCCATGGTGTAGTTTCTCCCAGATCTCTGTCAATAGCTTGTGCGAGTGGTGGTCCAGCTTTAGGTCCTTCTCAATTATCTTACGGTCTTCTTCGCCTGAACGGTTAGTGGCGTTTAGTAACAATCCCGATAGGAGAATGGACTCAAGCGAGACGGTTAAGGTGAGTAGGTTGAATGGGTACGGGTCAAATGCCGCAAAGGTCATCCAAAAGGCCCAGAAGATAATGTGGACTATCAAGAACCAAGGGGACCCGAAGGCTGTTGCCGCCCAGTCAGACATACGTTGGAAATACTTCATTACGCACCAGCTTCCTTAATCATTGAGGCGTAGGTTGCCGCATCCAAGACCTTAGCCTTTTTAAGGGCCGAGAACTTGCTCTGGTAAACGGGTACCAGCGCCAGATCTTCTGCGGTTAGTGTGCCTGTGACAAGGTTGCTAGGTAGCAATCCCGCCTTTTCTAAAGCCTTCTCTACGATCATAGCGGCCTGGTTTTTATATCCAGACTTAAAGGCAGAGGTTCCTGGGAATGGAGGTGCTACTAGGACAGTTGTTGTTGGCTTAGGTGTATCTGTGGTTGAGCTGTGGATAGCTGCTGCGCCGCCTCCTGTTAGGGCTGTAGCGGCTGCTACACCCCCAGCTACAGTCTTCTTCTGGGTTGTGGCTGTTGCAGGCTTAGAGCTTCCCTCGTAGTTAGGGCGCACTACAGCTAGTACGTATAGGTATGCACGGTGGCGTTGGTAGACACCATGGCCGTCATACTGAGAGGCAGTTGTCATGTGCTCAGGGCCAGTGTTTCCACCGATGGTTGTGATCCCATCCTTAGAGGCAGCCTGAATGATTTCTACGTGGTCGGCAACACCGTTACCAGCCCATGAGAAGAACACTAGGTCTCCTGGAAGACCAGAGTACTTATCTACTACTTGTCCATTCTTTTGGAACCAAGTAAGTCCTGCAGGGCAGTAGGAAAATCCTTTAGGAGTCTGAGCAGCTACTAGGTGAGAAGCATTAGCTTGAGCAAAGCACCAGCTAACGAACATCGCACACCATGGCTCATTAGGAATTCCGTACCAGTCGCCGTATGGGTTAGCGTCAGTTGTTCCGCCGTAGAAGTTAACCTGCTTCATGGCGACATTTACAATATCTACTCCAGCTGTCATTTGTCAGCCTCCGTTACTACTTGTGCAGCAGCCTCTGTTCCTTCCTTCCTGTAGCGAAAGGTTTCCCATAGAGGTGCTGGAATTTCATGTATGCCAAAACGTGTTCTGTGGTGAGCTTCACAGAGGACCTCTAGATTTCCAGGGCTCTCGATCCACTCTTGGAAGTCCTCATCGTTGGTGAAGTGAAGACCAAATGCCTGCTCAACCTTCTTAGGGTCCATGTTGTTAACCTGCGAGAACTCAATATGGCTGTGATGGAGTTCCGGTCCTCCAGAGCACAGATCGTCATTGATTACGCACTTCCACAGACCCTGCTTCTTGATACGAGCTTTAGCTTGATTGAATAGGTGATAATGAGGATCGCTCTCACGAGGCTCATGCTCAGGTACTGAAACGGCAAGATGAAGGTTCATTGCTTGCTTATGTGCATCTGTCACTGGTACACCAACCTTTCTGATAGATCTCCTGGGACGACTAGATAGTCAAACTTATTTAATAGAACGTAATTAGCTTTGTCGTAGCACTCTTCTACAAGCTCAGAGCAGATGTAGCCTTCCTTCTGCGCCATGTACCCCATAACCTTGCTGTTAGACAAAGCTTTGACGCCTAAGATACGAAAAGCTAGTAGTGCGATAGTTAAGAAGCTGTAGGCTTTACCTACTAGAGCTATGGCGTTAGCTTTGATTACTTCTCTGGTTCCATCACTTAGGGGCTCGTGCTGGTTCCATGCGATGAGCGGATACTTAGAGACAGGGCTGATAATTACTCCTCCAGGAGTAGCCTCAACAATCTGACCGTCACCGATGTAGATAAATGCGTGGTTCCAACGGCTCATAGTGCCTAGTCGGATAAGCTTGCCAAAGAACCCGTTAGTCTTTACTACGCCGTAATCGCCTACTCTAGGTTCATATGCCATTACTCTTTGTTCTCCTCCACGTATTGGTCGAAGCGACCTTCAAGACGTGCGATGTCTACCTTCATCTCTGTCTGTTCGTGCTTGATCTCATCTTGAGAGGCGTCAAGCTTTTTTAGAATGGGAAGCACCTGGAGCTTTACAATGTCGTTAAGTGAGCTGCCGTGGTTAGGGCGCAGCTCTGAAAGGTAATGACGGATAACCCAACCGCCTCCTGCTACCAAAGCGGCGAGGATTGCGGTTCCAGCGGCAATAGCCTGTAAGGTATTTGTTGTAGACATTGGTCACCTATCTGAGTATGGACTACGTATCTATAACTAATATTTGTCCAAATACAAGAGCCCAGAAGGTGCAATAGCATCAATTTTACACGGTTACGCATAGTTTTCTCAATAAAAGTGTCGCTTGAAGTTGACACCGAGTGTAACTCTAGTGTTTTATAGAGTATGAGGGAGTCAGTAATGACTCTCTTTCGTGTTCTACTGAGAGGAGCAGAAATGCTTAATATCAGAATCAACTTCACGATCGACGTGAAGAAGGTAGCAGTAGCTTTGTTTTCTTTGGTCCTTGTATGGGGTCAACTACTGTCACCAGATGTGTCGTTAGCGTCAGAGCCTTTGGCGAGACTCCTAAGCACAACACATGAAAAGCCAGTGACAGTGGCGCTAGATTACTTAACTGTGACGACAACTCGCGCAGACGCCAAGAACGCCTTGGCCAGTACTTACGCCAAGTACTTTGACCCTCAAACAGTCGCGTTCCTAACAGAATACTCACGAGGAGTTTCGATGGTGCAGTGGAAGTGCCTCAACACCTTGTGGACTGAAGAGAGTCACTTCAATCCTAAAGCCCTAAACATGAGCTCGCACGCGTATGGAATCGCGCAGTTCCTCCCTACAACCTGGGCTAACTACAACTTAAAGAAGGCCGTCGGAGCGGTCGATCAGGTCAAAGATGGCCTACGCTACATCCAATCTCGTTATGGCAGCCCTTGTAACGCCCTCTCGTTTCACAACGTGCATGGTTGGTATTAATTCCATTAAATAAAAAAGCCCCCTAGCCAAAAGGCTGGGGGGCTTTCTTATTGGAGATTAGTTGGTGTAGGTAAATGTACCTGCTGCAACACCTGGGTTCTCACCTGTAGCCAAACGGTAGACAACAAAGTTAATTGCTGTACCGAGTGTCTGAGTGCTTGTAAGAGCCTGGCTGTAAACAGTTCCTGCGTTGTTTACAGTAGCGCCTGAAGTTGTGTAGGTGATTGTGCCTGTGTTGAACTTAGCAAGACCAAGTTGGCGAATAGCTTCCTTGATTGTAAGTCCTGTGATTGTTGGAACAGAGCCTGTTGAAGCTGAAGCTGCAACTGAAACAACTGCTGTACCAGCGACACCTGTGAGGGTAGCTGCTGTTGAGTCTTGAGTTGAGTTTGTAACTGTGAAGCCAGTCTGAACTCCGTTGGTTGTGATAATCGAAGCGATTGTCACAGCGCTCAAGTTGTAAGCAGATGCTGTTGTGTAGGTAGGGGCGTTGTACTGAGTAGCAATTGGTTGGTTAGCGCCAGCTGATACGTAGTTGTACAAGCCTGTGATTGTCACAGTCTGTCCTGTTGAGAAGTGGTTTACACCTGTGTAGGTAACGGTTGTGCCGTTTCCTGAAGCTCCTGTGATAGTAGCTTGAAGGGTATACGCAGGGTTGAAGCCTGTTGTCTTGTTTCCAGCGTTAAGAGGGAAAGCCTCATAAGCGTTTAGGATGTTAACAGTGTTGTCGTTTGGAACAACGTAGGCTCCAGCTTGTCCAACAGTAACTGTTGGCTGGGTCTCTGTAAGGACGTTAGATGTGAAGTCTGTGGTTGTTCCCCAACCGTAGTCAGCGCCAACTCCATCAAGAAGTTCAGCGTAGACGGTAGCTGTGCCTGTAGCACCTGAAACAGCGCGGTCAGAGATAGCACTTGTGATAGTGAACGTTGAGGTTGAAGCTGTAGCGATAACGCCAGTTAGGTTGAAGGCAGAGCTATATGTACCTGTAGCTGTTGAGGTAGAACCTGTAGCAGCAGAGGTAACTGTGAAGTTGGTGTTGTTTGTAACAGCCAAGATTGTGAATGTGCCGTTGAAGCCTGATGTTGAAGCACCAGATACAACGATTGTTTGACCTGCTGAAAGGCCTACAGTTGAAGAAGTTGCGTATGTCACAACACCAGCAGAAGCTGTGATGCCTGTGATAGCTACTGAACCGCTAAGGCCAGTAACTGTTACGTTTTGTCCTACAGCAAACTCGTTAGCAGCTGTGTAGGTGATTGTTCCGCCTGTAGCAGATGCAGCTGTTACGGTTGCAGATACAACGTCTCCGCCGTATGAACCTGAGGTTCCGCCTGTGGCGTTGAATGAAATAGATGAACCTGAGCGGTCATCGTTTGTTTGGG